GTTAGCGCATTAACTAATGCACCATCATTCCGGTATTTGTCTGAGGATGCAGTGGTCATAGCACAAACAGGCTCGGGGAGAGCTGTGCTCAGAGTAGCGGTATGCAGCAAAAGATCATAGATATCGGTTACCAGATGCAAGTGAATATGGTAACTGATATCTGTATCTGGTAACGTGATTCTGCATCTGGTAACCGATATTGGTATCTGGTAACGTACCTGTGCAGGAGTTGACAGCCGGATGGTTGGGTAGGCTGGTGCAGCCACCTCCCAGGGCATGGTTGACCATCGGATCGATGGATCAAGTCTCCTGACCAAACGGCAAGCCAAACAGCAATTCCGCGAAGGGATCCTCAGTAGTTGGGGATCCCTTTGTGCTTATTGCGGGCAGCCAGGGGACACGTTGGATCACGTCCGGCCTCGGTGCCGGGGAGGGCGGACAGACCGGGCGAACTTGGTCTGCTGTTGTGCTCCGTGCAATCGAGCCAAAGGCAGTGAGCTCGACTGGCAGCATTGGTTCAGACAGCAGAGCTGGTGGTCACCGCATCGGGAACACGCCATCCGCCTGTGGATAGGCGAAGCAACTCAGGGATGGATAGCCGCCTGAGTTACCTGCGAGGCGTTCCTCTGCCGACGCTCTCGGTGATTAGAGCGTAGCGGTGGTGCTAGATGTTGTCGAAGAAGCTAGCAGTAGCAGGTGTTTCGGGGATTAGCGAACACGCGAAGGCGAGCGCCATGACAGTGTCGTCGTGGGCGCCACTTACGGCTTGACGGGCGCCGCTTTCCTGTTGCTGAAACGCGCGGAGTTCGTCCGCGATGATGCCGGGAGGGAATACCAGCTCGTCGCGCTCGAGCAGATACAGAAGCCTGTCGGTGGCTACGGTCTTGGACGCGCGGCTGGTGTTGAACGTCTCAATGGCGTAGTTTGGTAACACATGTTGTAGCGCTTCGGCGATTACGGAACCCATCGCTTGCTTCTCTACTATTACGCGCTGCGGCATGTAGTCCTCAATCAAGGTTTTTACATGTTTCAAGCTATAGTCTGTGCTTTTTCCGTTTTCGCGGTACATACCAACGATCTCGTAAGGCGTAGTGGTGATGTCCAGCACCATTGCTACGAAGTAATCGTTGCCCCCGGCGTTGGGGTCAATGCCGATGACGTAGCTGCGATTGATCGAACCACACTCGCGCCAATGTCCGCGAGAAGCTCGGGTGATCAGCTCGTTTGGGTAGATCTGGGTGTCGGTGGCACCGAACTGCAGCTCGTACTCGGAGTTCCATGCCGCGAGCGTCATGCGGCGCGACTCGCGAGTGCGGCGGGCCCAATCAGGGTCAGCGCCGTAGATCGGGTGCTGCGAGTAGTGGATGGCGACCTTGTTCCAGTCACCCTCGTCGGAATGCCAGAGCTGGCCGAACCAGTCGAGCTCGGTGTCGGGGGTGGAGACCACGATGACCTTGGCCGCGTCGCCCACCATGGAGAGCGTGGGCATGGCACCGCGATAGATCTCGGCGGCACCCTCGAGGAAGGCGGCTTCGTCCATGAAGAGGACGGAGCAGCTCGGGATGCCGCGGGCAGCGCGGGGTGAGGCGGGGAGGAAGTACAGCGTGCCGCGGCCCTCGAAGGCGAGCTGCGTGTTGCTGTCGGTGAGGTAGCGGACGGTTTCGCCGCGGAGGCTGTTAGCCATGGCGCGGACGCGGCGGCCAAGCTCGGAGGCGTCCTGCTGCGTCTTGCTGAAGATCACTGCAGCGAAGCCGCGCTCGGTGAGGGCGCGGCAGAGCAGGTAGTTGCAGACGGTCTCGGATACGCCGGTCTGCCGGGACTTGTTGACGAGGGTGTTGGGGCTGGCGTTGATGGAGCGGATGAGCTCTATCTGGTACTCGTAGGGATCAAAGGGGGCGACGGTGCCGCTGGTGCGGATCCATGTGCCTCGTGCGAACGACGGCCAGCGGTCGACGCTAGGCAGCGAGGTAGCGGTGGAGGTCTCGTAAAGGGCAGCCCGCGCCTGACGGCGAGCTAGCTCGGTTTGGAGGCGTTCGACGCGCTTGCGCAGGGTGGAAACGGACGGCATCAGCTGTCGAAGTCCTCGGGGTCGGCAGAGGGGAGCAGCAGGTCGTCGGGGTCGAGGTCTTCAGCCGGCGGAGGTACAGCGGTGGTGTCGACGTCGGCGGGCGCCGTGAGGCGGAGGAGCTGTCGCTCGAGGTCGGCGATTTGGCGCTCCAGGATGCGGCGCTCTTGGTAGGCCTGGGCTCCGCTCATCAGCGTGCGGGCGGCGGAGATGCGGTCGGCAGCCCGGGCGCCGTCGTCGTTGATGATGCTGTCGAGGACCTGAATGGCAGCGGGGATTGTGCTGATGTTCATCCCGCCGGTCTCGGAGAGGAGTTCCTGCTGAATGCGGGAAATGGCTTGCTGGACGGCGGGGCGCTGACGCCAGGTGTAGACGGACTTTTCGCTGACGCCAATCTTGCGCGCGGTTTCACGGATGGTGGTGCCGCGCGCGAGAAAGTTGGCAGCGATGCGTTGGCGCTCGTTAAGGCCGTCGGGGCCGTAGACGCGATCAACCACTGGGCGTAAATGTTCCGATAGGTTCAGACTAGCGGAAGAATGTACGGGTGAGATTGAAGTTGGCTAGATGCGTGCGGTTACAACGCGCTCGGGTTGGTCCTGATACTTACCGGCACGGGTTTCGTAGCAGGTGGAGCAAGGAGCTCCGCGGTAGAACAGCGCCTGGACAATGCCTTCGTTGGCATAGATGCGGCAGGGAGAGTCAGAGCTGTTGCTGAATTCGAGGGTGAGGTGCCCTTTCCAGCCGGCTTCTCCGGGCGTTAAGTTAGCAATTACTCCGCAGCGTGCATAAGTGCTTTTGCCGATAAATTGTGCAGTAATGTCTGCTGGTATTTGTAAGCATTCGACGGCGACACCAAGGCCGTAGCTGTGGGCGGGTAGCACAAAGTACGAATCGCCCTCGGAGGTGTTGTGGAGAGGTACAGGCTTCAGGTGGGCCGGGTTGAAGTCCTTGGGGTCAACCACAGCGTGGTTGTTAGTTCCGGGCTCGCGTAGCGGTTGGAAGACGAGGAATTCACGGTCGCTGAGGCGGAGGTCGTATCCGTAGCTGGAGAGGCCGTAGCTGAGGACGCGGCGGTTGTCGCGGCGGGTGCGGACCAGGGCGGGGATGAAGGGTGTGATCATGCCGGCCTCGGTGGCCAGGGCCGTGATCTCGGTGTCGGAGAGGAGCATTGACGGTAGCGTGATGGTGTTATGCGGCCAAGTAGAGGTCGCAGTCTTGGGCGAAGCGGGGGTCTTCGGCGGCCTCGGGGTAGCCGAAGCTGCAGCGGGAGCCGCTCCAGTGGGAGCAGCTGGCGCAAGTGGGGCCGTCAGCGGAGTAGCGGGGGCGAGGAGAGCGCCGGGGAATGTCAGGGCGGACTGTGGCAAAGCTGCGGCCGCTGCGGATGTTGGAGATGGATTGGCGGCTGCAGCTGTAGAGGGGTGCGAGAGCGGTGTCGGAGAGAGGGGAGCGGAGGATGTGAACGATGTCGCTCTCGGTGAGGCCGATCCAACTGTGGTGGCTTGAGCGGGGTGCGGGGGCGGCGCGAGGTGGGAGGGGGCCGTCGAGTGTGGTCCAGCGGTGAGTACAGGAGCGGCAGGCGTGGCGGCGGCGGATGGTGCCGTTGCGGAGGTGATCAGTGCGGATGACGTGGGTGTGGGTGGTGCCGCACTCGGGGCAGGGGGTTGTCACGTGGTGAGGTGTTCGGCTAGGGCCCACTGGGCGCGGATGATGTCCTCGAAACAGCGCTCGAGGAGGGGTGCGGTGCCGGCGTAGGTGAAGGCGCCGTCAGGGCCGTCGTGGAGTTCCCAGTGGTAGTAGCCGTCGGGGGTGGAGCGGATGGTGATGAGGAGGGGATTCATGGGGCGAGGCGCGCTTTGTGGAGACGGGAAGTGGCGTACCAGGCGGCGATCTCGGGGGCCCAGGCTTCGAGGTGGGGCCAGAGCAGATCGCACAGTTGTTGTATCTCCAGTTGGGCGTCACGCTTACTCCGCAAATCCAAAAAGTGGAGTAACGAGCGGAGGTTGAAGCTGACGACGAAGTCCTGGCGGATGGCGTAGGGGATGATGTCCCGGGCGTGTTCTTCGCTGAAGCCGTTCTCGAGGGCGAGTTTGTAGCG